ATTACCCCCATCATATGTTGAGGGAAGTGTAGATTTATTAGTAAAAGCTTTAAACCATAATATTACTCCAAATAATTGGTTAACTACTATTGATACTCAATGTGCTCCTCATAGCCCAATGAGTCCTATTAAATCACCAAGACCACTGTCATCTTCTACAGTAGCTCAGGCTAGTGCTGGAGGTGGTGGAGGAGGAAGTAGCCAACCTGTTGGAAGTATTGGGGATTTTAAATCATTAACAAGTGGGTTCCCAATGGCTAAAATATTTTATGATGGTCCTACTCAGAAAAAACAAATTTATATACACCACACAGCAGGAGCAACAAAATCTCCATCAAGAACTATAGCAGGATGGAGTAAAAGAACAGATCATGTAGCAACTCATTATATCACTAATAATTTAGGAGATAAAGAACAGTTATTTGCTGATGAAGCATGGGCTAATCATTTAGGAATAAAAGGATCAGTATTTAGAAAAGCAGGACTTAAATACCAAAATTTAAATAAAGTTAGTTTAGGTATTGAAATGCAGTCTTATGGTTGGTGTGATTTTAAAAATGGAAAATATATAAATGCTTATAAAGGTTCAATACCTGCAAATGAAGTAGGAAGACCTGTAGATGCAAATGGTAATTTTATATCATATAAAGGACATAAATATTACCAAAAGTATAATGCTGCAAATATAGCTCATGTAAAAACTATTGTAACAGGATGGATGAATAAATATAATATTCCTTTTGTATACAATTATAGTGAATTATTCCCTAATTCAGGACAAGCTATATCTAAAAATGCATTAGCAGGAAAACCAGGAGTATACACCCACAATTCAGTTAGAACAGGTAAGTCGGATGTATGGCCCCAAGCAGAATTAATAGCAATGTTAAAATCAATCTCAAGCTAACCATGTATATACCTAAGAATAGAATAAAAACCAACTTATATACTCCGGGAGATGAGTTTATGATTAAAGGTACAGACCAAATCTACTCTGGTTTTTATCATAGCTTGTGGACTGGTAAATACTTTACAGGGAAAACACAAAACGAATTACCAAAATCAGAATTGGTACCAATTGCCCCTCAATCAGGACCTGGAACACCCGATCTCCCTCCTGCTTTAGAAACTACTAATACTATAGCATTATTTTTAAATGATCCAGATCCTGTAGTAAATGAAGATCAATGGAATCAAGGAGATATAGTAACTTATTTAAAGTTAACAGGTCAAAGTACTACAGATGATAAACCTAGAGAAATGCCTTATCAATGTTACCCAAAACCAACAGAAGATGATTATGCTTTAGGGGTATTTACAAGATATTTTAGTGTAAAAGTAAATGAAGATCAATATTTAGAATTAACTAAAGAACTTTATGATTTTTTAAATAAACAAAATGCTGATTATGTTTGGGAATTATATAATGTTTTTAATCTCCAATGGACATTAACAGGTAATAGAGATGAAGTTATTATTAGTAATAGAAATCAAACCTTAATAGCTCAACAAAGATTAAAAAGAAAAGGATTAAGTAGTTTTCTCCAACTAGATTGGTCAAAATTTTATAAAACTGATTTGGAGTAGTAACATTTTATTTGTATATTAATCAAAATAATAGTTATGTTTTGGTTAGTTGAAAATAATAAACAGTTAAATACATTAAAAAGTTATTGTAAAGGAGATGCCTTTATTGAAATAATTCCCTATAGTAATGTAGAACATCCAACACAAAATGAAATTTGTGCTGTTTATATTAGGCCATTAAATTCAACGAAAGGGTATATGGTGGCCATATCCCATAGTGAGACATCTTTAATTGATTTAAACGCGCTAAAATGCGTTATATCCAATATAGATAATGTGTTTGTACGTGATAAAAAGGAGTTTCTTCATTATTTGATATTACAAAACCTTTTTGACACAACATTAAATGGGCCTACGTATATACCAGAATACACCAAAACACATAGCTATTTTTATAACAAATATCCTAACAAAAAAGATATAAACAGAATAATACCTATAGTTAAACATTATGAGTATTGTGAGAAATTATTTAATGAATTAAAAGAAAGAATAAATGAGCCAATCAACGAATTTTACAACACAAAAGCCACAGTGGTTTTCAACGCCATGGAGCAAAGTGGTATACGAATTAACAGAGAAAAATTTGAATCGCATTTTCACCCTATCGATGGAGAATTCACCTACACGCAATACAACTTTAAAACAACCACAACAAGACCCTCAAATAAATTTGGAGGAGTAAATTATGCGGCACTTAATAAAGAAAATGGATGTAGGGAAAGTTTTATCCCTCGTAATGACAAGTTTATTGAGTTGGATATTAGCGCTTATCATCCTACTCTTTTGGGTTTGTTGGTGGGCTATACATTTAGCGATAGTGATATCCACAAAGAATTTGCAAAAATGTATGGTGTGGATTACAAAAAAGCTAAAGAATTAACATTTAAGCAACTATACGGAGGAGTTTTCCAACAGTTTAAAGAGCTGGAATTTTTTAAAAAAGTTCAAGCATATACGGATGATTTGTGGGATAAGTTTCAAAATGAAGGATCAATTAAGTGCCCTATTTCGGGGCATGTTTATAAGAAAGAAGAGTTATTAAAAGAAGGTAATGAAATGAAGCCTCAAAAGTTATTAAATTATGTCCTACAAAACTTGGAGACAGCAATGAACATTCGTATATTGTGGGAAATATTTAAATCATTAAAAGGACGCAAAACTAAGTTAGTTTTATATACTTATGATTCATTTTTATTTGATTTTAAAGAGGGTGAAGAGGATTTAATGGTTGAAATTGCAAGTATAATTAATAATAATAAGTTACAAATAAAAGAAAGTTATGGAAACACCTACAATTTTAAATAATAGGGTCAATATGTATACCGTAGACGATTTCTCTGAATTCGCTACATTAAACATAAAAGATTTGAATAATAAACTATTTTGCACGTTCACAACCTTAGAGGAATTAGACCCATTAATTAATAGGTTAACTTCTACGTATTCTATTATGTACAACAAAATCTTTGTTTTGCATGTTAAGAGTAATAATGAATATGTTTGCACATATAATATTGACCAAGCAAATCTAAGCACATTACCAGATAATACTATTTTGGTACATAGAAAAAAAGAATCAAATACACTATATACTATAAATGCCTTGAATGAACTAATTAAAAGGTTAAATGGTGGAGTAGTTGATACTAAGTTTCCTATTACTTGGGAACATTACAGAAATACTATACTATTGACTCAAAGAGATGAGTTAAAAGAATTAAAGACAAAAATTTACAAAATTCTTGAAGTATAGTTAGGCTAATCGAACATTCGTTCGTATATTCATCACAATAATAAACGTTATAAAACAATTAAAAAGTTATCTTTATGGATTTAAATGCAATTAAAAATCGCTTGGATCAAATGAACAAGCAAGCTACCTCTAATAGTGGAGGTGGAAAGTCACTATTTTGGAAACCATCAGTTGGTAAAGAAGTAGTTAGAGTAGTACCTAATAAGTACAACAAACAATTCCCTTTTACAGAAATGCTATTTTATTATGGTATTGGTCAGAGAGTGATGGCATCACCTCAAAATTGGCAAGAAAAGGACCCAATTCAAGAATTTACAAAACAACTACGTAATAGTGGTGATAAAGAAAATTGGAGACTTGCTAAAAAGTTAGATGCTAAAACTCGTATTTTTGCTCCTATTATAGTAAGAGGACAAGAAGATGAGGGTGTTAAACTATGGCAATTTGGTAAAGAAGTTTATCAAGATTTCCTAAATATGGCAGCTGATGAAGAAATTGGTGATTACACGGATATTGTAGGAGGTAGAGATATTAAATTAACTACAGTAGGACCTGAAGTAACAGGAACTCCTTACAATAAAACATCAGTAGGACCTTCTTTAAAAACATCTGCACTAACAGGTGATGATGTTACTGCTAAAAACCTTCTAGAAAATCAACCAAACCCACTTGAGGTGTTTAAAAGATTTTCATTTGATGAAGTTAAAGCTGCTTTGCAAGAGTATTTGTCAGATGGTGAAACTCAAGTTTCAACAACAACTACAACTACTACAGCAACACCAGCACCAGTATCGAATAATTACTCATTAGACACTAATAAATCAAAATCTAAGGCAGATCAATTTGATGATTTATTTTCAGATGATAAGTCTAAAGGAGATGATTTACCGTTTTAATAAATAAAATATATGGCGAGAAAGAAAAAAACACTAGGGGAAGCAGTCTCTAAAGAAATACAATCAAATTTCAATTTAGATGCTTTTAAAACTAAAAAAGGTTTAAAATCTAATATTAAATTTAAGGATCAAGACTGGATTCCTATTTCGTCAGCATTCCAAGAGGTAACTTCAATTCCAGGTATTCCTATGGGGCACATTGTGCTCCTTAGGGGTCACTCGGATACGGGTAAAACAACAGCACTTTTGGAAGCAGCTGTATCAGCCCAAAAAAGAAACATTTTACCTGTTTTTATTATTACAGAGATGAAATGGTCTTGGGATCATGCTAAAATGATGGGGTTAGAGGTTAATGAAATTAAAGATGAAGAAACCGGTGAAGTTGAAAATTATGAAGGTAATTTTATTTATGTAGATAGAGAAACTATTAATTCTATAGAAGATGTTGCTGGATTTATTTTAGATTTAATTGATGAACAAAAGAAAGGTAATTTACCTTATGATTTATTGTTCCTATGGGACTCTATTGGATCAGTACCTTGTGAAATGTCTATTAAATCTAATAAAAACAACAATGAATGGAATGCTGGTGCTATGTCAACTCAATTTGGTAATAGTGTAAATCAAAAAATTACATTATCAAGAAAAGAGTCATCACCTTATACCAACACATTAGTTTGTATTAATAAGGTTTGGACATTAAAAGCTGAATCCCCTATGGGGCAACCTAAATTAATGAATAAAGGTGGTTATGCAATGTGGTTTGATTCTACTTTTGTAGTAACATTTGGTAATGTTATGTCAGCAGGAACCTCTAAAATTAAAGCTATTAAGGATGGAAAACAAGTTGAATTTGCTAAAAGAGTAAATATTCAAATTGATAAAAATCATATTAATGGTGTTACTACTAGAGGAAAAATTGTTATGACCCCTCATGGGTTTATATTAGATAATGATAGAGAACTTAAAAATTACAAAGATGCTCGAAAAGAAGATTGGGCTGCTATTTTAGGTGGAGGTGATTTTAGAGTTGTAGAAGAAGGTCAGTCATTTACTGATATAACATCTTTTGAAGACGAGCCACAATAAATTTTGATCCCTGGAGTATTGTTCGTACATTCCGGGTATAAAAACACAATTATGAAACAAAAAGAACTATTTAACCTCTTGGATGGTATTCAAGAGCAAGGGGAAGAAACTGTAAAAAATGAAAGGATATTGTTGATTGATGGTTTAAATTTATTTTTCCGCAATTTTGCAATGATGAATATGGTTAACCCTGATGGAGTACATATAGGGGGTTTAGGTGGTTTTTTTCGTTCATTAGGGGCAGAAATTCGCAGAATTGATCCTACACAAGTTTATGTTGTTTTTGATGGAGCAGGATCAGCTAATAATAGAAAAAATATATTACCTGAATATAAATCTGGAAGAGATATTC